CCACCAGTTAAAGCACTTGCCGCAACAAAAGTCACTTGATGAATCGCACATCCGGCCAAAGTATGTTTTGTAATATAGGCAACTCGTTCTTTGGTGTGCCAACTTGATAATTCGACCAGTAAACCCGTTCTTCCCGAAACCGCTGGATCTGTTCCAACACCATCTACCTTATACCACACGTAATAATTAGCCGATGTGGTGCTAAATTCCCAATATTTACCTGTGTAGTGTGATGGCGTTATGGCGTCCACATTGAAAGTGATAATAAATTGCTCAGCATGCGAACCATCACCAACTGTCAATACTGTAATAGTCACATCAGTACTAAACGTTCCAACAGTTGGCGCTGTAACAGCACCCGCTGAAGTATTAGTTACCCTTAATGAATGATTACTATCACTTAAAAGAATATCTCCACCCGCTTGGCGATAATAACCAATTCGGCAACCTATTCCATAATCCACAGTACATAAAATGTCATACCCAGCTTGTACTTTAGAAAATGTAAAACCTGTATCATGATCAGACCATGCCGTTACATCTGATTTTTGTTTTGTGTTAATAAATACGAAATTACTTGCCCAATTCGAACAAGGGAAAAATCCGTCCGGACCATACCCAAAAGCATTACCGCTATGAGAAAACCAATAAGCACCCAACCCAGTTGCGCAACCAGCTTCCCATTTATCGTATAATCTGGAATAAGATAACTTGTTTCCCGTCTCTGAAATCTTCTCGAGAGTTGAATAGGTAGTTCCATCGCATAATAAATAACCCGTCTCGCTATCCGTCATAAATATATCGATCCTACCTACTTCCTCATCATTAAATTCATAGGCAGATCCATTCCATTTGATGGGTAAACCATAATCATCATCAGTCGCATAGGGCAATTGATAGGTTCTTTGTGTCGCTTGCTCTATCTCTACCGTTTGATAATTAAATTCTAAGAGCTTTTCACCTCGATTTAATTGCCAATTAGTTACTTGGAAATTGGATACCTTGTTTAAAGGCGCGCGAATGCCAATCAGTAGATAATTATCAGATGCGTTGATTGATTTACCACTTACGCTCGGAATGGTCACATCAAACGTATACTGAGCCCATGATGTCGTAAATTGAATGCTGTTCAATACTTGGACTTCTGGAGATGTTCCAAAATGCTGAATGATTACCAATTCCGCAAGATCCGATAAAGTCGATTTTCCATAAAAAGCTATCTGTATTTTCTCTCCTGAAAACGCTGTGACATCATCGATTTTATGCACAACATCTTTTATCGTTTCACCTGATCCAACAGATGAGCCCGTAAAATTTATATAATACAATGGGTTATTTGGTACGTCTGTTTGACCAACCGTAAATGAATCAAAACTAATGGTTGTTGTACCACTATTGTTATTTCTTTTAAAAAACCATCCTGTATCAGCGATATATTGAAAAGAGCTTAAAGTAGCAATATCAGCTTGTGCATAACTTTGCTTTCTAAAAAATCGATACTGAGCATTTAATATGTAGTTCGTATAATCTACTTCGTCAAACGTAGGAGTAGATCCACCTTGCACCCCGAAATTATCCCACGTTCGAACGATATTTAAGGGATCGGGTGGATCTAATGGGTTTTGATTCTCGTTGGTGAGTACTAAATAATATTGCTCATCATCAGCAAAATATAAAGTATAAGGAGTTGGAACCGATCCTGAGGCGTCTAATTCAAGCGGATTTGCGTAATAATCTGCTGAGGAGGCCGGAGTCTCCACCTTTGAAATATTCTTCGCTGTAGAGTGCGCAGTGGCTTTATACGAGTATAAATAACCACCGACCAACGGATTTCCTACCGCGTCCGTGAAAAAGTTTTGTAACGGCGCGAGTAAATAATATTTTATTGCCATAATTAAATCCTCATCGATTGTTTAATATAGAGCCTACTGTTGTTCCACCGAGTAAACCAGGATATTTCCCAAATCCACCTAATAATTTCGGTACTTGTTGGTTAATATACGCATTTCTTAATGCGTTACTCGTTAATAATGATTCTAATACTTTACCCCCTGCTATTTGTCCCAAACCTGATAACATTACAGGAACACCGATATGAGGTGCGGTAAGTGATGTAGCCGAACCCAATAATGCTGCCATCAAAGGATAATTTTTTAATTTTTCTCCTATTTTGCTAAATCCAGTCTTTACCCTTTTTTCTTTTAAACCAGGCTCTTCCGAAATTTGATTCAGTAATTTTAAATTATCTAATTTCTCAGATAATCCAGGATTGTTTTGATAGATAATTTGTTTAGCATGTTCAGGAATATTATCATCAAAAAAAGATTCCATTTGATTGGGTGTTAATCCGTCCAAATTCCTTTTCGCCTTTCTGTTTAATGCTTTTAAAATGACTGAATTTTGAGCTTCTTTAGGCAAATTTTCTAAGAAATAAGCATTTCCTCTATTTAACAACGTCTTATCTATATCATTAGGGTAAGTTTTATCGGTAATTAAGTTTTGAATCGATCTACTATCATTAAAAGGAACTACGTTTTCCTGATAATATCTATCAGCGTCCATCATCTTGGGACGTAAAGAGGCAAAATCAGCCTCAGGAACAACTGACGCTTCATCAAAATCATTTTTTAATGATTGTTGTAATGCCATTAATATATTTTTTGATTGTCCCGTATCATTACTATATTTTTTAATTGCATTATGATAATTAATATTTAATGCGCTAACTTTATTCGCAGGAATCTCTTGCACTCCTTTTTCGGAAATATCATTCAATACTTTCATGACATCGCTATTGACCGAGATATTTGCTAGCGGATCTTCTTTAGCACCTGGATATAATTTTAAAAACTCATTTGCTTTATCTACTAAATTATTAGTTTTAACATTTATTCCAAGACCGTCTGCTAAGTTATATAAATCATCATATTTTTGTTTTTTAGTATCTTGAACAGTTTCCTCTAAATTTTTCAAATGGGATAAAATAAAATTTTCGTGTTGATCTGGCGTTACACCCTCTGGCGTCAATGAATCTATGATATTTTGTTTTAACTCTCTTCCTTTATCTAATATTTCAGATCCTTTGGTCGCTGCTCCACTAAAAGGAATATTAGCCGCTACGTCATGATATAATCTACTCAGCGGATAATAATTGGTAAGATCTCCTAGATTTGGTTTTAATCCTGCTGGAATCATGCTCGCAATTTTTCGAACTTCCTCTGGAGATCTTACAATAGATCCTGGTCTTCCTGCTTGCGTTGCTATTTTTGATAATGCACTTCCCATAATCGCACCAGGAGCACCGAATGCCGTCGAAAGAAGAGAACCCACGCCAGCACCAGCAGCAGCCCCCATTCCTTGATCTTGTGGTGAAAATAGAGCGCCATATAAACCACCTGTAGCAGCGCCACTTAGCGCTTTTTCTCCTAATCTACTTGCTAATCCTGCTCCTTTCGCTCCTAATCCAATCCATTTACCTAATGCAGCTTCTGGAGCTGCTGCTATGTAAGGATTTAGGAATTCCCCTGCGCGCTCTATATTTGGATGTTGTGCTATACCTTGCTGAACTGAAGGCGCTAAGCCAGCAGCGAAAGAAGGAGTTTGTTTTTTAGGTAATCCCTGTGCCCAATTACCAAGATTTTCAATACCAGTTTCAGCAGTCATCAAAGATTGACCAGCTCCAGCACCATAGGCGTTTATAATATCTAGTAATTTTTCTGTTGGTGCTCCAGTAATCATTTTGAAAATATCTGGAATTGAATATCCTGCCTGTTGAGGAGCATCTGCTAATAAATCTCTAGGTGTATTTGGATCTATTTTTTCTTGGTTTACATTTCCAAGAATTTCTCTTACGTCTTTAGCCATTATAAAGCTCCATACATTCTTTTGACGTCATTTGCAGTAATTTGTCTTCCTTTTTCTTTGCTCATTTTTTGAGCTGTATATTCCCAATCATCTTGACTAACTTTACTAAAATCATATTTCGGAATCGCTCCAATCTGTTTCCCCCAGTTTAACTGCACTTCTTGTGGATCACGCCCACCTTGTCCAATATAATTATGATAAAATTGCAATTTATTAATCGATTGATTTGCCTTGTTAATCTGATTTTGGAAAAGTTGTTGTAAAACGGATTTATACATTGTTGGTTTACCAACAGCGCCCTTCAATAAATTAAATTCAACTTGGCTCATTCTTCCAAGATGAAATTGTTTAATAAATTCGCCTTGTGCTTTTGTTAAATCTGCTGAAAATTTTTGCCCCGCAGGTGTCGACCATGCAATATTTCCAGCAGGGCCTGTTAATTCGGTATTATTTAAGTCATCTATTAAATTATTATACATAGGCAATGTATTAGTCATTGCTTCATTAGCTTGCGAAGTAACATTTTTCATATCACCAGCTAATTGATTTAATCGATCTTTTTCTAACGGATTTGCATTTGATAATGCTTGTTGTGCTTGAGCTTTTCTTAATGCAACTTGTGAAGGTATCGCCGAAGCTTGAGCCTTCCTTAGTGCATTTAATGTTGGATAAGCAGAAGTTTGTGCTTGAGCCAATTGTGCTTGAGCCTCCCTTAGTGCATTTAATGTTGGATAAGCAGAAGTTTGTGCTTGAGCCAAAGCGCTTCTACTCGTTGCTTGATTGGAAAGCGCTTGCTTATATGCAAGATCAGCTTGCATTCCCTGAGGTAAAAATTGAGCTTGAATCTGTTTAATCTGATTTGCTAAATTACCCGCTTGATATTGCTGCGCAAAATTCATGCCCTGCAATAATCCAGATAACGCAGGAGGCAATTGAGCCGGTTGAAAATCAGTAATTGAAGCAAAAGGAATTGCCATATAATTTTCCTCATTAAAATAAGTGAGCCAAAGCACCTATACCAGCACCTATCACACTACCCCAACCGGACCCCTGTGACGCCTTTGCGGCTGCTTTAGCTTGAGCAATCTGACTCATTAAAGCCGCTTGTTCTCCGCCTGTCATTTGAGCCCAGTCCCCCATTTGAGCACCCGCAGATTCACCCATCCCAGCGACATTACTCAAGCCACCCAATGCTTGAGTGTTAATCCCGAGCACATCTTGTAAGTATTGATTTTGCCCTTGCGACGCTAAGCCCTGACTATAACCCATCACGTCTTTTAATTCCTGTCCGCTCCCTGAATATCCAGTTGCAGCAGCAGTATTTTTTAACGCCTCCAGACCTTGTTGTTCTTGAAATTTCATCGCGGGGGATGTTTTGTATTGATTCATAATATTGTTATAAAATGAAACAGGATCACTCATTTTGCCCAATGTGGACATATACTGACCAAGAGCACCAGTACCAGCCTGTTGATAAGGCGATAAATAACCTAAAGCTTGTTGTAAATACTTATCTAATTCCGGAGAAATATTTTGATAGTCTTTTGCCATACTTCCATAAGGATTACCACCAAATAACATGGAAAGAGCTCCACCAATAGCGCCAGCCCCACCACCACCAAGCCATTGTTGCCAATCGGATTGTTGTGGTGCAGCAGATGTTGTGGGCGCAGCAGATGTTGTAGGCATTGCAGCAGTTGTTAAAGGAGCAGATCCGGCCGTTCCTTGTGACATCGGATTACCCATTCCCAATCTACCAGCAGGAACGTTTACTGTTGCTTGTGCTGCATTCCACCAACTTGGCGTATTTGATGAGGGTGAACCATTGAATGGCTGAAACTTATTAGTACCAAAATAATTTTGAAAAGGGTTAGATTGATATCCTCTTAAAAAATTATGCCAATCAAAAAAATTATTGCTTGAAGGCGGCGAAGACATATTTTGTACATTATTAAACATTTATATTACCCTCATTATTGTTCAAGTTGTGTTATTCTTTCTTCTAAGCTCGAAATTTTATTACTTAATTCTTTTATAGCTGCAATTCCAATCGTAAAAATCATGTTATAATCCAAATTCATAAAATCATTTACTTGCCGACCATAAATAAAAACTTTATCGACTAATTCATCTTCATAATTTACTACAAATTGAGTATCGGAAATAACTTTTTTCACCGTTGTTTTAATATTACTTTTTGCTATGATTAATACGGTATCACCAACTGATAATTCATGCGATTTATCTAATGAAATAGTTAATTCTTTATTTTCTTGATCGATAGAAATATTTTGCGAATTAACATAAATATCAGGTATAAATCCCGTTATCGTGTTGACGGCATCAGGCAAAATGTTATTTACTGATTGTGCAATAAATCCTTTATGGCTTAATTCTCCATTACCAACAATATCTTTAAATTTAAAATCTACAGGTTGTAGTTGTTTAATAATCGTTAAAGACTCTTCACCATCAAGCGGAAGTATATCTTTTTTAATACGTTCGTCAGAATGCGCGTTAAATTCTTGGGCAGAAATACGATAGGTAGCAGTAATCGAGTAACTATTCGTACCAGAAGACGTTCCAGTTGACCCAGAACTATTCAAATATCCATATGACCCATATGCCTGACTATGATAGCTTGTTACGTCTAACGATCCTGCAAGCGTGGCTTTAGCAGCGGCCGACATGGTAATAAAAGTCGTTCCTGTTGGTCCAATCCTTAACGTGTCGTTATATGCGTCAATACGCCAATAATCATAAGTAGTGTCGTAATCAGCTGCCATTTGCAAGTGTATTCTACCGCCAAACGAACTACCAGTTCCCATCCCATTTAATACACATATTGCTTGTGCTGTACTGCTATCATTATCTCCAATAGTAAGGGTATTATTTTCCGCTATTGATAATATGGTTGTCGCTGATGAAGTACTGGTGTTGTTTTTCTTAACGTTAAAAGTGCTTGTCGTACTATCATTATTACTATCAATTAAAATATCTACATTTGCAATACTTGCTAAGATGGTCGCTGTGTTGGTGGTATCGTAAGAAATAAAGTTGTATGAACTACCAAAATCTAATGTGGGTGATGTAGATTTCGATAACCGCAAATTACTATCAAAATTAAATAATGCATTATCTTCATCCCATAACAATACACCGTCATTGGTTTCTCCGTTAAACGTTAGAGTATAATCAACTCCAGCCGCGCCATTTCCTATCATTAAATCATTATACAATTGTAAATCACCAGTCCTGAGCAATACCATTGCCGCATCACTTAAAGCCACGTCATTATTATCACTTGCATTATCAATACAGAAAAATAAATCATGATGTGAATAAAGCGCATCGCCATTATCATAAGCAATGATCGCGCTTTTATATGAATCGCCTCTGGTATCAAATTTAACAGCACATCCCGTGCTAGTCGTTCCGCCACCTTGATTTCTTATCTTTAAAACATCTGTAATACTCCCTGCTGAAGTATTATCTAGTATCGCGCTCTTGCAAGTGGTAATAGCTCCAGACTGAACTTTAAATCCTGTATCTTCTACCCATGCTGATGCCGCATTGGCAACCAATATACAATATTGCGCGCTTGAAGCTGGAACTGAAGTGGGTACTTTAGTATCTACATAAGTTTTTACCGCTTTTTGTGTAACGCTCCTGGTATCTGAGTCAGCTGTTAATGTACCATCTGTGTCAAACCTATCAATGGTAGCGCCAAGCCCATTAACTTTTAAACCATTGCCAATATTAAAATATCCACCCCCACTTTGATTATAAGTAAGATATGCACTATACGTGTGTCCTACGAAATAAATTGCCGGACTAACAGCAAGAGTACCACCGCCAACTGTTAAAACTTCACTAGATGGATTATATTGTAAATGGGTAGTTTCAACCCATGTCCCTGCTGCATCCCCAATTAACGCAGCATATTGCGTTGTAGATGGCGGAGCTAATACGTAATTAGTTGTATCGATTGTTGCGCTATGTTGTACCAATAAAGCAGAAGTTCCGCTTGATATTTGAAATTGATTCGAAGCAGGCTCATCAACGATAATCGTTGTTTCTTCTAATCCATCTACATCATCATTGACTCTATAAATAGCATTTGCAGTTGTATACGCACCGGTAACATCTGTAAGAGTACTAAAACTACCAAAAACAATTGAGTCATCCACATATCCTTTTGTCGCAAATTTATCATTATCACTCACACCCGTTGCAAATCCCGTCATACCATTTAGCAAACCCAATTCTGTTGTGGTAATGGTAGAGCTTTCAACTATTGCCCCAGACGAGCTAATAATTACCCTATCATTGCTTAACGCCGTAGATGAATTCGTCCCACCGTTAGCGACGCTTAATGGCAGCGAAAGAGCAGATTGTTTATTGTTGAATGTATTCCAATCCGTGCTTGATAGATATCCATTGGTAGAGGTACTTGCTTGTGATACCTGTATACTTGTTCCTGAACCAATAACTGAACCAGTCCCTCCAACTATTGTTAAAACAGAACTGGTAGCTTCTGTTAAATTTCCAAATGACAAAGAATCCTGCTTTCCATTAAACGTATTCCAGTCGGTACTAGATAAATAACCGTCTGTACTGGTTGTTGCTTGCGAAATTGATAAAGATGAACCAGATCCTATTACCGAACCAGTTCCTCCTGAAACACTGATTGGAAGCGATGCCGATAAATTACCAAATGTTAAAGCATCTTGTTTATTATTGAATGTACTCCAATCGGTATTCGATAAATACCCGCTTTGTAGAGAGCTTGATTGTTTTACCTGTAATGTAGTCCCAGATCCTACAACAGCTCCAGTTCCACCTGATATTGTCAATACTGTCGATGTTGATTCCGTTAAATTTCCAGTTACCACAAAAGCCGCGTCGTCTACATATCCTTGAGTGACTAGTTTATCATTATTCAAAGTCCCAGTTGAAACACTGAGCATTCCATTCAGCAGATTTAATTCTGAAACCGTAATAATCGGGCTTTCGATGATAGAACCAGAATTACTAATCATCACCCTATCATTGACTAAAGGCCCCCCCCACGCCGTACCGCCTGATTCAATGGGTAAAGTTGCTGTTAGCTTATCATTCCTTGATTTCTCGACCCAAACCGAGTCTATTGCATTGTAATAAAGATCAATAGTATCGTTTTTTCCTAAAACACAATCATGACCACCTTCCAATCTAAGACCATTACCATCTTTTAAAGTAACTGTTTTTGTATCATGACTTCCTTCAATGGTGATATTTTGACCATCAAGACCAGTAGTAATTTGTGGATTTGCCGTTATATCCGTATTACCAGACGACGAACTTTGTAATCTAATATGTAAATCTTTAAAATCTGTACCTACTTGCACTCCATTTGCAGCTTCAATATTAAAAATTTCCGGAATCGGATACCCAAAACGCAATAATCTATTCGAAGAACTCATCCAATTATCAATATCAAACCATGCATCACCACTTTTATCTAAAAAAGCAGATCTAAACGAAGGATTTAGACTCTTTGGATAACTCATTATTCAATATCCAAGTACGCATGAATAAAATTAAATTTAATGTTACTGTAAAATTCGATTTCAACAACAATACTTCCATATTCGAACAAACCCATCCTATAAATCTCGCTTTTAATCGAGGTTTCACCTAATTTACCAATTGTAATGTTTAATTGATTTCCAAAAGTCGCCCCATTGTCCCGAGAGATCCTTATCATCATTCGCGCATCATCATCTACCCCATATTCTGAGCTAACCCCTTGTTGTACAATGAATCTAAACTCCTTGCATACAAATGGTTTTCCACTATTCGGATAAAATACACTGGTTACTCTATTTCTTCTGATAGCAACACCCGCATCATCTAAATAACTATTACTAAAATCGTAAATATACGGATATTCATAATCTCCGACGTATTTCCTACCGCTAAAAAATGATAAACACTCTGCTCTATGCCTATCTGAGTCCTTATAAGCAACCCTTGTCCATTCTTTTGTGTATAAATTGAATAAAAAAGACGCATTTTCATGCGTAAAATTCAATTGATAAAATAAAATACCGTTTTCCCAGTACATGAAAGCTCGCGCGTCATCTACTACATCATAATCTTGAAATAATTTTTCAATTTCTACAGTAGAAACACGCTCAGGAATCCCTCCCTTTGTCGCAACGACTGATGTAACCTCCTGTTTATCAGAAGCTAACCAGATCATTATTCCATTTTCTACCCCAATGCTGCCCGCCGCAGCACATCCATATTCAATAAAAGCACTCTCATCTCGAGCAATGGGAAAATACCCACCCTGTAATACCCATATCTCAGTACATCGCGTCCCAAGAACAAACAAACGACCATTCAACACCCGTAAAGCAACGTTTTTATCTGGATAACTGGTAATACTGAACTTGTTTAATGTATTCCAAGTCGCTCCATCATTCACCCCAGAGAAATAAATTTCAGCTGTACCGCCCTGCATAACGTAAAACCGACCACCAAACACCGCAACATCTACCGGGAGAGACGGGAAAGCAGGGCTCGCAATAACAGAATATGAAACCGGATCTTTTTGTACTAAATAGCCTTTTACACCATCCACCATCAAGATTTGATTAAGCGTTTCATCAATTCCGACATATCCCTTATTTGTATTAATCTTTAATCCTGGCGAATAATTCAATGCTTCATCAATATAATAAATGTTTTCACCAATGACCGCATGCATGTAATCAGTTAGTTTTGATGTATACAGCTGCCTCACTCCACCAGACGTAGATACCTTAAAGCCATTATCTAAACTCAAACCTGGCGTATAAATCAAAGCGCCTGAACTCTTGTCTTCCGAATAATCGGCATACATGTTCAAAGTATCTTCGGGATCATATTCCAGAGGAAACTTTTTTTTATATGTTCCAACAATCGGAAAATCAACGCGCATTAAAGAATTACTCCCATTCTATAATCCCACCACCGACTAGAATTCGAAAAAATGGGATTGGTTCTTAGGGTGTAATCAATATCCGAAATATTCTTGATCGAACTCGCTATCTTTTGTAATTCTGTTTCGTGAGCTTGTGTCCAATTCGTCGGTAAATACTCAATAGCTAATTCTTTGGCTAATGCGTATTTCAAATAACGAATGTAATATTCTGGAACGTTAGAAATATCTGTGTTTAAGGTAAGATGATTTAATACAAATTTAGCCTTTACTTCACCAGTATAACTTGTATCAGGCTTATATATAAAATTAAGAGTAGAAGAATCAATACCATTCTGTAGAAAACATGCGTAAGGACGAGCGCCAGAGGTCTGATAATATATTTGTTCATAGTATTCAGAATCTTGAACAATGTGAACGGGATATCTTGTTCCCGAAGAAATCAATACAACAAACTTTAATTCCACAATCCGGTTCGAAACAACATCACCACCAGAAGGCGCAAAAACATAGGATTGCTGTCCGGAAACGACTGGAAATTGTAGCGTATTGTAGAAAGCAATACCACTGGGATCACTCGCCAAATAATCTAAAAATTCATTGAGAATAATTAAAGCTTCTTGCTGTTTTGATCCTATTAAAATTCGATCCTGTTGAAATAATCCAGCTACTTTATACGACCGCTCAATCAACTTTTCCACTTGAGTTGTCATCGTAATATCTCGCTTATATGCGAACGGGCGGACAGAATCCGCCCATCAGCAATGACACAAACAAATTAGAGGGAAAGAATTCTGACCGCTCTATCCGCCATCCATGTCGCACCCCAGAGAATGTTCAATCGTAGAATGTTCTTGTTATCAAGAATTTCTGCGCTCTTTGATAAAGTCAAAGAATATCCTGTATCAGGATCTTGAACGACCGCGCTGTATGGAGTATCCAGCGGAGCTAGTTTCGGGCATACCACAACTAACCCGTCTTCTGCCCAAGCTAAGTTAACATGGTGAGAAGCAACAAAAGTAACCGCAGTTGTCGCAACAATTTGCGAGCTCACATTTCGGTTTGGATTGGTTGTATCGTGAATAACAGCAGAACCAACAGTAATGGTCGCGTCACCGGAACCGTCTGAATCCGCGTCAGCAGTCACAACGGCTTGATAAGTTTGACCAGTGCTTTGCAACGTAATGGGGTTCACTGAATAAATTCCAGTAAAGGTAATGACGTCACCAGCTTTAACAATTCCTGTCGTAGAAGCAGTTAAACCAGTCAATACAATTGTGGTCGCACCGGAAGTAACGTTTGTTTTAACGGTTACACCAGCTCGAGAACCAGAGTATGTAGTATGATAAGGAATTGATTGTTCGACAAACATATCGAACCCAGCCAATTGACCTAATTGTGAGTTTAAGGTGATGTCTTTGTTAATCACTTGGTTAAACATGTTCTGAAGGGTTGAAGCTTGTCTCAAAGCCGCAGATTCACGAACCGCTAAAGAAGCGTATCTTTTCAAT